AGTTCGAGCTGCGTAGTAAGGTAGAGTTCCTTCATGCCTTGATCACCTTCCAGAAGGAAGTACCTATCCATCTCTCTAAGGATCTCGCAGCCTTCAAGAGCTTTATTGAGAGTAATAGCAAGACCTATCCTAATGGAAGTGCATTCGTCCAGAAGTATAATGGATGATCTATTGTCATAACTGTCGGGAGTCTATTAAACATCATACACACTTTGCTTTTAGAGATAGAAGTGGAGAAGAGGATGAGTATATATGGTTCATCCTCTGCTGCCCAAGGTGTGTACCGGAAGTTGGTTACTATAAAGTGCTAAAGATAAAGAGGAGAATATAATATGTGTATTGCGATTTTCAAGCCAGCTGGTGAGTTCCTTAGTGAAGTTCTGTTGAAGAATTGCTTTAATAATAACCCGGATGGGGCTGGCTTTGCGTATATTAATACTGATCATCTGGGTGTCAAGAGGATCAAGATGTACAAGAGTATGGACTTCGAGCCGTTCTATAAGCAATACCTTAGGGCTACTCGTATAGCTAACGACTCCCCATTCTTGATCCACTTCAGGATTAAGACCCACGGTGAGAAGGATATAGCTAACTGTCATCCCTTTATGATTGATAACGATACTGTATTCATTCATAATGGAATCATCAGTGGTGTATCTCGGCATGCTACTATGTCAGATACCCGAATGTTCAAGAGAGAGATCCTTCGGGAACTTCCTGAGGGGTGGATGTACAACAGCGCAATTGCTACTCTTATTGAAGACTTTATAGGCGCATCTAAGCTGGCAGTACTGAACATCGAGGGTGACTGCACTATATACAATGAGAAGAAGGGTCATTGGTTTGGCAAGTGTTGGATGAGTAATGATTCCTACAAGGAGAGGAAGGTTTATACTCAAACGTACTATAGTGCTAAGACCTACAATCTCCCAGCAACTAGGCCGAATACCGAAGCATGGAGTATCAATGCCTACACAAGGGATCTCTGTGAGTACTGTAATGAGATCCATCAGATTAAAGACATGCATGCTTATCAGGATAGTGTTGCTGATGATATCATGATCATTTGTGATGAGTGTAAGAAGTCTCTTGAGAAGGCTGGTGCTATACATAACAGGATGAAGACAACCATCTCAGCTTATCTCACCCAAGCTAATATTAAAGCTAATAGGGAGAAAGCAGCAGCCTCCCGTAAGGCAGCTGAAGATGCACTCAAAACTCAGGCTGATGATGATGAGGCTTGGAGAGACTACGGCCATATGATGCAGTAATTCTTAAGAATCTATAGTGGTGGAGATGATATGTACTTTGTTTTATTGTATGATATAGATGATCCTGAATTTTGGATACCATTCTATGGAAGAAACATAGATCATTATAAACATAATACGACTATAAGAGATGGTGATAGACGCTACTATAGATTCTTAAAAATTAAGAGGAAGCTATGAGAACTTACTGTTTCTTATATGATGAAGATGAGCCAACCTTTTGGTACTGGTCGATGTGTAGGAGTATGAGAGCCTATCCTCTTGGGACAGACTTCCACAAGTGTACGCTCTTGAGAGTAAAGAGAAGGTTATGAGATTCTTCTATAGGTACAGAGCAGATGCTGATCTAATGGATTTCTTGTACTGGAAGATTGGTATGATCTATAGGCAGAAGGATCCGAGAAGTGATATTGCATACTCTTTCTGTGATGGAAGACACTCTAGCCTGTACTTGAACCTAAAGGAACTGAAGATTAGGAGAACAGTATGAGTGGTTTATTTGTAATCCTTTGGTGTGCATCAGAACCTTCAAGGTGGTGGGAGTGTAACAGTAGAAGAATATTGTTTGATGATGACGATGATATAGGGGAGGACACGTATATAGTCTTAAAGGTTAAGAGGCACCTATGAAAAGGTTTTGTATATTATCCAACCACCTAAATGATTGGTGGTATCCTATAAATCATAGGAGGATTACTTGGGGGATGTTTTGTAGTCCTAATGCTATACTGTTGAAGGTACGGAGAGTGTTATGATAGTCTTCTGGGTTACAAGATGGAAAGGTGGAGCAATGGATATACATAGTAGGTGCTTCCATATAAGTAACTATAGTGGGCAATCTACTTTCACAAAACTAAAGGTGAAAAGAAAAATGTGAGCAACCGTCATTGTCCTGAATGTAGAAAGCTTGGTAGAGATAAGACTGGAGATCATCTATTCCTAATGGAGGATGGTGAGACTTGGTGCTGTAACAAACCATATCACCCTTTATATCTGGAGGGTAAACCACAGGAAAAGAGGTCAGGCAAGATGGAGTTAGATGAAATAAAAAGTTTACCGTTCTATGGTAATCCTGATAGACTTATAAGTGCTGAGACACACAAGCACTTTAAGATTCGAACAGAGCTCTCAGAGGCTACAGGTATTCCAGTAGCTATTTATTACCCTGAGACACATCTCGGTAAGTTTATAGGATATAAGAAGAGGTTGTTGCCTAAGAAGTTCTCAAGTATTGGAGATCAGAAAGGAAAGATACCTGACCTATCAGGACTCCACTGCTGTCCTATGTCAGGCAGAAAGCTTCTCATCACTGGTGGTGAAGAGGATATGTGTGCTGCCTATGAGATGCTGAAGACTAGGTATCCTGAGGTAGAACCTGCGGTAGTGTCCCTACCAAGGGGTGAAGAGTCCTCATTGGCTACAGTGACTGAGAGTCTTGAGTTCTTCAAGGGCTTTGAAGAGATTATCATAGCTACTGATATGGATGCTGCTGGCAGGGCAGCTGTGGCTAAGTATGCACCTGTCATAGGTGAGAAGGCTAGAGTCTTAGTTATCTCAGAGAAAGATGCCAGCGATATGTTGGTTAAAGGGAAGCAGAAGGAGTTTATCAATGCTTACTTCAACGCAAGGGAATATAGACCCAGTAACATTATTTCTGTTGGTGATATCCTTGACGATACTATTAAGCCTGTACCTTGGGGCTTGTCTTATCCTTTTGAAAGGCTTACGAAGCTTACGTATGGCCTTAAGGAGGAAGAAGGAGAAATCATAGGAATTGGTGGAGCCCCGGGTGGTGGCAAGAGCACACTCGTGAGACAGATACAACAACACTTAATGTTTGTCCACAATAAACAGATAGCTGTATTCGATATCGAAGAAAAGGCTAAGGGTGCATTGAAGCACCTAATAGGTGGTATCATGAACAAGCCTATCCATAAGCCTGATTGTATCTATGATGTTGAAGAAGCTCGAAGGGTAGGTGGACTGCTTGATGGTAAGGTGCAGTTCTATGATGGACTCACAGAAGATTGGGAAGAGGTCAAGGATAATATTCGGTACTTCGCCAGTAAGGGTATTAGGATATTCTTTATTGATCCTCTGTCTGCGTTGGTTGAGCACCTCTCAGCATCTGAAGCCAATCAGTCCTTAGGCTTAGTGATGAGGGATATGAGAAGGTTCCGTGTGGAGCAGGGGCTTACCTTCTTCCATGCTAATCATCTTAATAATCCTCCATCAGGCAAGGATCATGGTGCTGGTGGTGAGGTATACGGATCACAGTTCTCGGGAAGTAGGGCACAATGGAAGTACTCTACCGCACTGTGGGGTCTCTCAAGGGACCAGTTAGCTGACACATTGGAAGAGAGGAATAAGTGTAAGTTATCCATCATAAAGGATAGACTTGGTGGTAACACAGGACACATCCCTCTAAGGTACAATAAAGAAACTGGAGTACTAGAGGAGGAGTTCTGCGACGATGAGTTTTAATTTCTATCTATGTAAGCATCTAGATTATGGAACAGCCACACCTGAACAATGGACTGGTATGTTCTATAGGGAAGAGGAGATAGATATAGAGGACTATGAAGAAGATGATGAACTTCCAGAACTCTACGGATTATCCTTCGCTCAGTGGTTTGGCGTGATATCTGGAGGATTCATACCAGCAGATAGGCTCATTCTCCTAAAGGTTAAGAGAGTGCTATGAACTTCTATCTGTGTGATATTATGGATGGTCAGACATCAGTGCCTCATAACTGGAGGCGTAGAGTGTATGTAGATAGTCCTGAGCTTGGGGGAATATATGGTGTGTCTATATACCAGAAGGTTACTAGATACACTGGAGGGTTTATAAGACGAAGTAAATTATCTAAGCTTAAGATTAGGAGGGTACTATGAAGTTCTGGTTGTTCTATAAGCACCATAGTTGCATCTATGAGAACACTGCTAGGACTATCATAAAGCAGCCATTAGGTAGTGGAACTGCTAGCCAGATGGAGGGTGCTGTGCGTGTGTATTGGTCTGTCGGGTTGCCTCCTGATATTATAAAACCTATGAAGGTGAGGAGGAGGCTGTGAGGTTCTGGGTTGTATACAACCCATTCAGGGAAGATCCAGATTGGACCTCTAGAAATCGTAGATCATTCGCTAGAGAAGATCTTCGTGCTGACTACCTCAGAGCTATAGAGATGGGGGGTGCTCCTCATAAGATTCGTTGGAGAGTGAGTAGTCCTCCCTATGAGGTGATGAAGGAGCTAAGAGTAAGGAGGAGAGTGTGAGAAACTTTGTAATATACTACCACTGTGATTATTTGTGGGATGATATCTTATGTAGGAGCCTTGGGCACTACGCAGAGTGGGACCATCCAGATGGTGATTACTATACGAACCTAAAGGTTAAGAGAGTGCTATGAATTACTTTGCGATCCTGTATGGTGATTACGATTGGTGGTGGGATATGAAGAGGCAGATAAGATTCTTTGAGAGAATGATGAGCCCACTCGCTTTTGAAGATGGATACACAGTCCTAAAGGTTAAGAGGAAGTTATAGTGGTCTTTGTGATCCTATATGGGAACTATCCTTGGAGTGCTGGTCATAGTAGAAGATTGATTACCATGGGTTGTCCTGTTTGTTATCTAACATTTGAGGAGGGATACACAGTCCTAAAGGTGAGGAGAGTTGTCTAGATATGTGTTTGATATTGAGGGAGATGGACTTCTCTATGAGATAACTAAAATCCATTGTATTGTAGCTAAGGATCTCAAGACTAAGGAAGTCTTTAAGTTCAGACCACATCAAATAGAAGAAGGTCTTCAGCTTCTCAGTAGTGCTGACCAGTTAGTAGGTCATAATATCTGTGGGTTTGATATGCCCGCTATCAAGAAGTTGTATCCAACATTCACACACAAGAAGCTGAAGGACACTCTCTGTATGTCCAAGCTATTTAACCCCGAACGATTCGGGGGCCATTCTCTTGAGTCATACGGAGAGCAATTCAAGCGGGCTAAACCAGTACATGAGGATTGGTCAGTGTTCTCTGAGGACATGTTATATAGGTGCTCTGAGGATGTAGAGATAAACGAGATGGTGTATGAGTACCTCGTTGAAAGATATTGTCAGAGTTGGAACTGGATTACATCTCTCAATATAGAGCAGGACTTTGCAATGTATAGAGCTGCTCAAGAACTTGAAGGTGTAGATATAGATGTAGAGTTGGCTAAGAAATTATTAGTTGATCTTGATGAAGAGATCGCTCGCTTAGATGCCCTCTTGTATGATAAGATTCCTATGAGGATAAAGGGTGCTGGTAATTTAGAGAGAGGTACCATGCCTTACAAGAAGGATGGCACATATAATGAAGCCACAAAGAAGTGGATAGCTCAAGAGGAAGAAGATGAACTATTGGTTGACCATTGAGTATAATCCAGCAACTCATAACCTATCTCCCGGATGGGCTGAAGGTGCTATGGATAGGCTGTGTAGAGAGGTGATAATAGTTTCACCTTATAGTGGTAGTGTTCAGTATAAGTCTTGGTGGTGGGGATCTCATCAGTGTAAATCTTTACGTGTGAAGAGGGTACTATGAGAAAGTTTTGCATAGAGTATTGGAAGAATACAAGCCTATTGTTCCGACACAATAGAAACATTATAGCCCTGTCAGAGTACTACGGCCCTCCACCAAGAACCTTTCTGGTGCTAAGGGTAAAGAAGGTACTATGAAGTTTTATATCAGACATGGTTGGTATCTTTGTGGCACGGAAGATAACAGAATTATTATTATTAACTGTCCTGTAGCTGCAGACTTCCCCGGACAGAACACTCTACTTAAAGTGAAGAGAAGAGTGTGAACTATTTCTGGATACAAGGGTGGACAATGAGCTATCTCGATCACTCTAGGAGTTTTAGGATTGTTGATTTTGACATCCCATATGGATATCCGTTTATAAGACTTAGTATAAGGAGAAGATTATAGCGCATGAATATTCGTGGACCATACTGTAAGATCAAGTACGAACGAATCAATCTCAACAGTCACGAACAAGTAAAAGCATTCTTACTTTCTGTTGGTTGGGTTCCTACTCAGTGGAATATAGATAAGAAGACTAAGGAACCTACATCCCCAAAGCTCACTGAAGATTCCTTCGGATCTATTAAGGGTGAGTTAGGCCAGTTAGTTGCTCGAAGAAACGTCCTTGTACACAGAAGGAGAACTATCGAGAACCTAAAGGATCCTGAGAATAAGGGCATCCTATCTAAGGTACGCTCGGATGGTAGAGTGACTGCAGATGGTATGCCTTGTGCTACCCCAACAGGAAGGACCACACACAGTGGTGCTGTATGTAATGTTCCAAAGGCTAAGAAGTCTGTCATCTATGGTAGGGAGATGCGATCACTCTTCAGGGTGTGGGACCCTTATGTGATGATAGGTGCTGACCTTGCTCAGATAGAGGCAAGAGTTACAGCACACTGGGCATCTCTCTTTGATGGTGGTGCCTACTGGAATGTTATCAATTCGGTCCCTGATCTTCACCAATATAATGCCGATCTTATACAGAATACTAGGGATGTTGCGAAGAGTTTTCAGTATGCAATATTCTACGGAGCCAGAGCTCCTAAGCTCTCAAGGATTCTTGGTTGTTCAGAAGAGAAAGCTGAAGAATATATAGACTCATTTTGGTCTGGCAATCTAGGAGTAAAGATGGTTGTCGACTACTTGTCCAAGTTCTTCAAGAAGAATAAGTATATAGTCGGGCTTGATGGTAGGAAGATTCAAGTTAGACAAGAGTATAAGCTTCTTAATACAGCTATACAATCTACAGCAGCTCTAATCTTTAAGATGTGGTTAATAAATACTAATAAAATGCTTGAGGGTACTGGTATTTATTGTAGGCAGATGCTGGAATACCACGATGAGGCCGCTTATAGGTGCTTACCTGAGCATGCTGAAGAAGCTTCAAAGATTATAAAGCTTGGTGCTAACATGGTCCAAGGTCAGCTCAATCTTATAGTACCTATAGATGCTGATGTGAAAATAGGGATGACCTGGGCCGACGTTCACTAATCATCACACTATATAGATTATAGTTCGTAAGGATACTCTAATGTATTATAATCTAAACTCAAGTGTGGTGTGCTATGATCTCAAACTATTACTCGTATCATGTAACAAAAGATGGAGAGGTGTTTAATAAGTTTGGTAAGTTAATAAAATCTTCCGATAATGGGAGAGGTTATCTTACTGTAAATATAAACACCGATAGGGGTAGGGTGTGTAAGGCTGTACACAGATTAGTGGCAGAGGTTTATCTCCCAAACCCATATCATTTCTCAGATGTAGATCATATTGATGGTGTTCGATTGAACAATAGTGTAGATAATCTTAGGTGGGTATCTCATAGTGAGAATATAAAACACTCTTATAGCTTAGGTAATAGATCTGCTAAGGGTGTTAGAAACTCTAGAGCTTTACTGACAGAAGATGAGGTAAGGGATATAAAACTTTTAATATCAATAGGGTATAGGAGAAAGTGTTTAGTCTTTTTCGGATACCCATCAGGAGCGATAGCTGGAATACTTTCTGGAAAAAATTGGGCAGAGGTGCATTGATGAGACGATTCTTAATCATGTTAGAGGGTGTTGAACGAACAGGTAGGTCAGTGGTTCCTCTATATATTCTCCCAGATGATAGGACTACAGGCCCTTACCTAGACTCAAAGTCT